GGGCGTAGCCTTGGTCATATCGGCCAAGGCTACTCGCTGCGCTTCACGTAGTCGAGACTTCTCGGCAATATCAGGAAGCTGACCGAGCCAGTCAAAGCTAACGTTCGGAACTAGACCTGCCATGATACCCTCAAGCTTTGAAGTTAAAGAACGGTGTTGCAACCGACTTACCAATGGCACCGCCCCCTGGTAGATAGCCTAAACCCGAGGCCAGCTGGGCAGCCCCGCCAACTAGATTCCAGATATTACCCGAACCCTGTAACTGGCCCTGGGCCTCTGTGCCGTAGGTACCAGCGTATGGTCCAGCCACTTGGCCATAGAGTCCGGTCGTCAGCCCAGCAAGACCCTTCGATAGATCAGCAACGTTCTGTCCGGTCCCGGTGTAGATACCGGCTTGACCAGTACCATATCCGGACGCGAGACTGGCAAGACTTCCTCCGGTTCCAGTATAGAGACCGGAGAGGTCTCTCCCGCCCTGACCATAGACACCTGCGGCCTGCTGCCCAGTTCCTGTATAGATATTTGCCCCGCCAGTACCTCCAGTGAGGTAAGCACTAGCTTGACCACCAGCGGCTTGGCCCGTCGTGCTGCTTTGCAGTGGGGCGTATAACTGCTGAATTCCAGTAAGGTTCTTCAACCAGTTCTGATACTCTTGGTCGGCAAGACCACTGCCGTAGGTCTGGGCTTGTCTCAGTGTGTTTCCGCTCGCACCCATTCCTACTGCGTTCTGCGCCCGAGTGATAGCATCAATGCCCTGATCAAGTTGGAATTGGTAGCCGGGACTGGTCCGGAAAGCCCCCGTTGCGGCGGCACTTCCAGCCGGGCCGTTCAGTCCAAGAGCATCAGCTGTCATACTGGCTGCTGGATCAGAGTAACCTCCATATCTACCAGCAAGGGCAGTAAGCGGGTTATATGCTCCTACCGCACTGGTGACTCCACTACGAAGCGCGGCAAGCGCGTCTGGCTGTGCGCCGTAGAGGGCGCCGAGTGCTCCGGTCTGTCCAGATCGGAGGGCGTCGATTGCCATTGGAGAGTATTGACTAATAGCACCAGTGGCTCCAGTATAGCCCGTGCCTAAGGCACCAAGTGCCCCATATTGACCACTTTGGAGAGCCCCAAGGCCGGTAGTGCCGGCAGCACCAATAGCGCCAAGTCCGGCCCCAGTAACCTGACCAAGATAGGCTCGCTGTTGTGCAGCCGCATCAATAGCTGGTTGACCGGTAAAGATATCTAACAGAGCCATTTGTCTCTCCTACCCGATCCGCCAGCCAATTCCATCCGATATCACTGGAACCTTATTCGAGCCACTGCCAACGGCGATTGCGTGGAACGTGCTTGAAGTGGCATCGGTAACAAAGCCACGAACGCCCTGGTTCTTAATCGCCGAAGGTAATTCGGCCACTGTGCAGGGTGCCAGCGGCGCAGTCCGAACCAGTTCAGTAAAGAACGTATACCAATCGGGCGTCATTTGCCGCTGATCGTCCACGAGTTTAGCGTAAGGACTAAGAGCCTCTTTCATCCAGAGTATCCTCGTTGTTCGGGCTCAATAACAGCTCCGGCCAGTCCCACATGAACTGCGTCTGAAACCCGAAGGCGATATCGAATTCCTTGGCCTCTAGAAAGACCACTGTTGAGAACATATGGATGGGACTTAGTCTCGCCGGGGCCGCCCAGCCGACGCAGAACCGGATTTCCATAACTGTATCCTCCGTCGAGCGACCACGAGATTTCGACCTGCGGAGCGGGCTCACTGTCGAACGTGCCAACGCCAGCGGTCATATGGAATGAGACTCTCGGAATGGCTATCCCCTTCGGGAAGCCGTGCGCGACCCCACTCTCGACCTCCCAGATAAGTGGCTCAGCGCCCTCGGTGAAGGTATCACTAACGCGAAACAGATCACCACTGTCTGCGTCACCAACGAGCCAAGTATCGAATATTCGGAGGCTCCGTGACGCGCGCCAATCATCTCGACTGAAGCTCCTGCGCTCGTTCCAGAAGCCAGTAGCGACGTTGTACTCCCAAGTCCACTGACCTCTGGCTGTAATAGCCCAGAACGGATTCCCCTCGTACATGTAGACGCTGGCCTCGATAAGATTCCGGCCGCCCTGGAGCACCGTCCGTCTGATATCTCGGCTAACTGCATCGGTCGAAACTGGCACTGGAGTATAGCCATTCAGTTGATAGACTATAAAATCGTCCCCGACCCAGATAAGATCGTTCGCCCAGCCAGCTTCCCAACCCGCGATAGCATGAGTACCAATGATCCCCCTTGGAATCGTGACCTCGCGGGCGAGTGGAAAGGGCTGTGTTCCGGCGTCTCTGTAGACGCCCGTCCACTTGTCACCGAAGGCATACAGTCTACCTGCGTATCTGACTACGCGGCGGACGAAAAGTCCCTGTTCGATATTGAACGAGTCGGCATGGACCTCGGCCGAGTTAAGCTCGGAAACATAGATACTTCCATCACCAAAAGACCACACGAAAAAGCCATCGAAGTCACAGACGCTTGTCGGGCTCGATGGAAGATCTGGATCAGTAAAGAATGTAGGATGCGAGTCAGTGAACAGGTTAAAACAACCGGCCTCGGTCACGGCTATGTAGTTTTTTGGAATCGCGTTATTCTTGGCCATAGTGACAGGCTCTGTGCCCGAGAGCACACCGAGATCACCACTCGCCATAAAGGCCTGATTAAACTTTATAATTCGGTTATCGAGAACCCAAAAGGCCTCGCTAGGGCTGATATCGAGAAACCCTCGTGTGTGACTGTAGCCCACCGACATCATCTGTTCGAGCCCGGGCGACCGCCGGATCAGTGTATTCGACGGGGCACCCTGTAGTGCCTTCGAACTGAAGCCATTGATCAGACGCCCCGCAGACTCCTGCGGTCGCTGACCAGGCGAGGACGAAGTTGGGAAGATCAGATCAGGCATTAGAAGTATTCCGCCTCCTGCACGTTGAACCCGGGCTTAAAGGCATTCATCCGCTTCAGCTGCATCTCATAGAACATCTTGATCTGTGGATCAAAGCCCTTTCCGGCCATAGGAGCGCAGATATTAGCTAACAGCCCTGCCAAGGCATCGAACCACTCACTTGGAATCAGGGCGTCGTTATCCACCACGCAGACACTATCCACACGCAGTTGTGCAAACATCGGATCGACTGCATTATTAATTCGTTCGAAGTAGTCCGCGTCGAGTGGCTGGCCTGTACCGACAATAACAAGCTTGTCGGCCGCCTCGCGTATTAACTCGTCTCGAGCCTTAGTTATATCCATGTTTCACCTACGGTTTTAGTACTCGTACCCAATCTATCTTATATGGCCAGTCGGCCGGAACAGGGGTAGTACCCGACGCGAATAGAATAGGCATGTGAGCCGTGTTCATCGCAGAGTACGCTCCTGTCGTAGACCAAACCCCGATACCAGTAAACATCATAACTCCGTCGTAGAATGACATCTTCAGGCCATTCGTGGGTCCAGCTGTACCAGCCGGTAGAACGAGACAGCCATAGTTATGATAGTCAGAAACCTGGAATGGAGTATTGAGCGAGCCAGCTCCTTCCTGAGTGTTCTGAGTTACGTGTCCTACCTGTGGAAATATAGTATCACTGTGATGCAGTACCGATAGCATATTGAATTCTCCTCCACCACCGAAGTTCCCAACAGGTGCTTCGAAGAAGTCGTTCTCTACCAAGTTAACATTTGATCCAGTCAGGTTCTCTATCGCTATAGACCAAAACGCAGGCCAACTCTGTGCTCCTCCAGCAAATGTAGGTCCAAGATCCCACGCCGATCGACTCTCGAAAAATGCTGGAGGCTGAAAGGCCGACCCGACGTAAGTGCTAGAGTCGCTAGGATTAGCCGCAGCACTGCAAAGGGTTGAACCCCAGGTAGTGACCTTGCGGGGCAAGCTAAGCAACGAATTACTGATTGACAGGTCCGAGGACTGAGTCGCTGGACCAGTCCTAATCGTAGAAGATGGATCAGGAAAACTCGGCCAGGCGTTATGCACGTAAAAGTTAAACCCAGGCGCGCGCGTATCACCCAGATCAATAGTGCTGAGTGAATTGAAGTCGTCACGAAAGACTTCTCTACCAAGGGACCACGCTGCTTTTGGAAGCCAACTAGACCACCACAGTAACACTCCAGTCGAGCCGGTCCCCGCAAAACTGATTGAGCGGGCGGCTGTTCCAGAGCCATTATCCAAGTAAATTTGTGGCTGGAAGCTGGCCCCTTCGGCGGCTGTATGACGAATATCGAGTATACACAACCACCAACCTAAGCCCAGACTAGTTATAGACTGACCTAGAACTGTAAACGGCCCACTCGTAGAAATATCATATCCAGCGTTTCCACCAGCTAGATCAAAACCCGCCGACCCAAAACTGAAATCGCAGGAGTTACGAAGTACAATTCTCGAATATTCTGCTGCCTTCACAATAAAGGCAAGGCGCCAATCAATACCAACTTCTTTGAAATCGAACTCGAGACCCCCGCCAGGAGAGGAAGCAAGTTGCATAAAGTGTTGAGTGTTATTTACATTAGCATTTAACTTCTGCGCTACACTAACTCCGTCGGGGCCTAGAACTAAACTCGCCGCGACCGATGTATCGTGCTTGTCCCAGAACGCAGCAACAGCAGATGCAGAGTGGATTGGTGAGCTAGTAATAGAGAAATTCTGTGAGCCCACCATGTTATAGTGGGCAGCGAAATAGCTACCAAGCATATCTTTCAGGCTACGGTGGTGCGAGCCCCGCCCGAACTTAATAGCCCTGGACCTCATATGGCTCTCCCGTAGATATTAACTCCACCATCAGTAGACCACACCAAAATCCAGTTAGTTCCGACCGTCGCTAAGGCGACTCCCATGTCGGCAAAGACCGTGCTAAATGTGCCGTCTCCGAGCATCCACTTGACTCCAACCGGCCAAACAACTGCGAACGCCCCGCCGTTGACCAGTTCAATCTCAACCTCACCATAACTTCCCGGTGAAGGAAACCCAGCCAGAGTAACTCCTAGTGCCGCGCCAACGGTGACCTTTTGATGATTTCCGTCGGACTGAGTAAATGTCACAGCCCCCGAAGTTACAGTACCCTTGTCGATTATCGCTTCCCCTCGCAGGAAGTTCTTGACCGTCAGATTTTTATCGGTTCCGCCCTGCGATACTGGCATAAGGTCGCTGCCGCTCAGCGGAATAGACGCGGCAGTAAGACTCGCTATTGTTGGCGGGGGCGAGGAGGTAGATGCTATCGTATAGGTCAACCCCGATTTGGTAATAACGATACCTGCGCCGGCGACGACCCTCGCAGGGAACCTCGGCAGAACAGCACTCATTTAATCCTCCTTTGAGGGTCGTCCTCGACGTTACTTCTTCTGAAGAGCCGAGTCCGTCTTGGACGGCTGATCGGTCATCGCCTTGGTCGGCTTCGCCAGTGGTTGTACCACTGATGAGCCAACCTGAACGGGCTCGGGGTTTTTGTCGTACTCGTACCCATCGACCCTGAAGTACTTGTTGTTCGTGGCCTTCCGTAGAACGTACTCGTTGTCGGTCGTGACGGCCTCGTCTTTCTTGAACGTCAGACCCTGCCATTCCATCGACTCAGGTCCGCCGCTCTCACCTAACCACGTAACTGTTGCCATTGTATCCTCCAAAAGGGGGAAAGGAGCGGGCTACCGCCCCTCTCCCTAAGTGGCTATGCCACTGGCTTGATGAACGACACAGCGATAAAGGCCTGCCCGGCGGTTGCACCGCCAGTAAGAGTAGCCCATACATCTGTGTCCGCCGTCAGCGGCAGCACAATGCCCGCGGCAGGGAAAACCACTTCGCTTCCAGCTGCCTCAGACATTACACCCTGAATCTGGGTGCCGCCACTGGCGGTTCCCAGGCCGAGTACTGGCGTACCGCCAGTGATAGCAGTCTGAACGCGCGAATTGGCCTGGAGAATGATCGCTCCAGCTGGGATTGTCCCCAGTTTCACGTTGACCGCAGCGCCCCCGGCATCGGCTACGATTGAGCCAGCAATGTACTGGATCATCTCATAGCCCTGATCGCGGGCAGGAGTGCCTCGATTAAGTTGCGATACCATCTCAGCACCTCCTTAGTCGGACGCTGACGCGAAGAAGCCCGTCACCACGCCCCATTGCTTGAGCGCGGTGCCAGTGTTGGGATGCTTCTTAAACATCTTGCCAACACCATAGGCCATTTCGATGCCAGTTCCGGTAATGAAGCCATAGTCGTCCTCTTTGCGGAACGTAGGCTTCGCCATCTGGCCCCACCCAAACACAGCAGCTTGCTGTCCGAGTAGGAACACAGGCTCGACCCGGGCGCTTGCCGCGCCAGCAGTCAAGAGCGTCGTCCAGATATTCGTGACGCAGCGTGAAATCTCAGGAATAGACCTGACAATCACGCCGTCATAGATCTGGTCGCCGTCTTGGAAGATCGGGTTCTTGGTAGCACCATACGGCCCAGACTGTTCCCGGGGCCGTGCGTCCTTGTTCACGGTCGCCAGGTCGATCTTCAGGTCGCGGAACGGGTTGGTGCCTGCGCAGGCGATATAGTACTCATATCCCTCGTCCGTTCTATACGGACGAATGCGGGGGTCTGAGTTCATCGCAATACGCTTCATTAACGACAGGTTCGCAGCGGTGAACTTATCGTTTGTAGTGTCCACGTTGGCCAGGGCCGTTGCGTGGGTAGCGTTGAAGTTCGCAGTGGAGTTCCCGTACAGAACCCGATCCGAGTTGTCCGCGTTCCACGTATTCCGCTGTGCTGCGGTCGCCAGGTCGTACTGGATACCGTTCACGCGGACTCCACCACTGGAGGTCGGAAGAGTCTCCGTCGGAAGGGCCATCAGCGCGGCGATGATCTCGTCCCGCTGAAGTTCCTTGCCCCAATCACTTAGTAGGGGCTTTGCCTCGCCGAAGATATCAGCCGAGTCCTTATGGGACTCTGCCTTGTTTGTCACTAAGGCGTGCCGCGCCCACTCCATTCGCAGGCGCATACCATAGTTGTCGATCTTCTCTTCGTTGCCGACCAAGGTCTGAGTGGCAACGCCCGCTCCGGTCAAACGAGTGACCAGGGGGATATTCATGTCCTCGCCACCCGCTTTCAGCTCGTTCCGAATGCGGATGACAGCGTTTAAGCCCTCGCTCATATAGGGCGAGAACATATTTTCCCGAACAAACTCTCGGTTGATCTCTTGAGTAAACCGAATGAGTTTATTATTGGGTTCTATCGTAGTCACAGCCATCGCTGTAACCCCTTTTATCTCGATATGGCTCGGGGCGTTTTGCCCCCAACCATATCAACCCCTACTTCCGCAAGCCGTCAGTGGCGTGCCGAAATAGGCTGGCATCGCTCAAGTCGCCCTGAACCGGGCTGTTTCCAGCTGCGGCCTTGGCG